TCAACGGCAGGTTTTATCCCGTCGTGGCTTTTTTGGACTCAACAGATAATCTATTACTGCATCATCCACACAGCTGTTTACGCCCGTCAACGCCAGCGTATGGCCATCCCCTTCGTGGGTAATCAGCGGGCTTTTAAAACTCGAAGCCATTTCTCGGGCATTACGATATGGCGTAACCGGGTCATAGCGCTGGGTAACGAACAACAACGGCGGGAGAGCGGTAGAAAGTAATGGAGCATGCGGTTCCAGATGGCCAGGATATGGCCAGAAATCACAGGTCTCGAGTGGATACTCATGCAGCGGTAAGTAATTGGGAAACGAGGCTGCTGTATTGATTTGTTGGCGCTGCCGGCGTAATAGTTGCTGGTCGGCATCAGGCTTCGCCATATCTGCACAGGTGATCACCATTCGCGCATCATCAGCGTCTGGGGTATAGCTTTCGTCGATAAGATCGGTCACTGCATCATCGGCTTTGCCCTCATCAATTTTACGCAAGGCGGTGGCCAGTTCTGGCCAACGTTCCCGCCAGGGCAACAGGTTACGCGTCAGTGTGATCACGTCATCGGCAGAGATTTCATAACCCGACGAAGTAACGAAAGGAGCATCGTGCAATTTGCGCAGCATCCTGTGGTACCGCTGGATCGCCCAGTTAGGTTCGCTGGTTAAAGGACATGAGCCATTTTTCTCACAGTCGTCGGCAAAACGCAGGAAGCTTTGCTGATAACCCCGCTCCTGATTGATGCGTTGGTTAAAGTCATCTTCTTTCAGGTTCACTACGCCATCGAGCACCAACGCGCGGGTTTTCTTGGGGAAGCGCTCGGCATACAACTCCGCGACCTTGGTACCGTAAGAATACGCCACGGCGGTCAACGCGGGTTCACCCAACGCCCGGCGAACGGTATCAAGATCGTTAACAGCTTCGTGGGTGCCCATATGTTGCACCACGTCGGCTCCAGTCTGCTTGATGCAGGCCGCCACCCTATCCCGTGCCTGTTGCTCTGCACCAGGAATATCGTTTTCATCGGGTGACGGTGTTTCCTCACTGGCTGTTGGTTGGCAAGAAATTTTGGGTGTCGATTTCCCCACGCCGCGCGGATCATAGCCAATGATGTCGTAAGATTTTTGCAACCGCCAGGCGGGACCCTGCTCGGCAATTTTTGGATTGAGCCCTGGCGAGCCAGGTCCATCCGCGATGATCACCACACTGCCTTTTCTTGGGCCTACCGCAGGTAACCTCGTGAGAGCCAGCCGAACGGTTTGTGCTGCATTCTGGTCACTCAGTGGCGCGTCGACATAGCCACATTGTAACCCGGCCGGAGGCGGGCCATCGCTGAACCAGTGCTGAAAGGCGATGCTGTTGCAGGGTTGCCATTGAATGGTACCTGGTGCAGTGCCGGTTGGTTTGACCAAAGGCTTGGCATAGGCTGGCAGTTGGAGCACCACGGCCAGCAAAAACAGAACACGAAACGCAGACATGACGAGTCCTTTCAGCAAACGGTTATTCTGGATTTTAACGTCGATACATTAAACCGCCTGCCAACAGATCATGGAAGGGGTATCGAGGGAACCGTATACCAAGCGGCAAGAAAGGGTCATTGAAAAAGAACGCATTTGAAGGAGGATAAAACCGGAACCGACGCGGGTAGCGGCGGCTCCGAGGTTTCGAGAAGGCCAGACCATTTTTACCGACAGTAATGGCGTAGCACTGCCCCCTCAAAACCCTTTAGGGCATTTCTATCAGAAACGATAGCCAGCACCAACGGTCCAGGTACCGACTTTAAAATCACCCAGTTTTGAATACTCGTAATGAGCATCAAGAGCAATATTAGGGGTTACGTTAAACTGTAAGCCAGCACCGTAAGCAACGCTGGTCTTGCTTTCGTCGGTGTTAGAAGAGTAACCCCGCATAGAGATATTGGATGTCGCCTTGCCGTGGCCAAAACCGATTAAGCCGTAGGCGCTGATATAGTCATTAAAGCGATAAGCTGGGCCTGCAGTCAGTGAGTAATATTTTAAATCACCATCGCCCACTTTGTTACTGCCATAATAGAAATCATACGACTGCGTGGTGTAGGTGAATGAAGTGATAAAACCTAAATTGTTATCAATTTCATAGCGATACTTGAGGTTAAAACCCTTTGGGTTCTCATTCAGGTTGTTGCCATCAACCTTCACGTGACTCTGAGCGTAACCTAAAGAAATGGTGCTTTCACCTGCAGCCTGAACGCCGAAAGACAACGCCATTGCGCCAGCCAGAAGTACTGATAAATATGTTTTTTGCATGTTAATCTCTTAATCCATGAGTCAATAAAATTCGCTCTGCAATAAAATAATGTGCTATTTGAGCGAATTCGGAATTTAACCATGAAGTTTGTGGGATGTCTCGATCTACTTCACATAAATATCAATTCCTCTACAGAAAAATTGATAGCAACAAGCAAGTCAGATTGTTTTTTAGGCATCCTGAACGTTATTTATATGGCTTGCTGGAAATTTCTTGTGTGACCGTTCAGTTTGCCCCCTTTCACACCCTGGCAAGTGCCATCCGCAGAACAACCTTGTGACCTGTAGTATTTGATTTTTAAACGACCTATCACAGTCATAGCTAACAAATAAGATTAAATTACAATTACAATCAATCAGTTATAACAAACTCAGATTATAAAATGCACAACAAGTAGCGACAAATAACGACAATTCACGTCAATTAAATCAAGTGGTTACGAACAATAGTGACCTCATTTTCTACCAGTATCACCTCTCACAAGTGCCGCAGCATCTCGGCATACCCCTTTATGAAGGGTGTTCCCTACAGCCCTACGTTTCGACTCCAACGCATTCACGATAGCCATTCTGTCGACAAGCTGGCCAGCATGGACAAGTTCAACAACCACCGCTCCAATTTCTGCGGCTATCATCCCGCATCTTTCCTCATCCAGATCCATAGACACCCCCGGTTATTTTTCACTCAGACTAACATAGTGATATCTGGCTGGATAGTTTGCCGGGATTTCTCCCGGCAGTGCGATTACTCCTTGGGTTCTTCTGTAGGGATAGGTGCAGGCGTTTCACCCGGTGCCGGTTCTTCGCCACCTTCTGCCTCTGTTACCTCTGGCTGTTCAGGTTCCAGAATAACGTCATCTTCCGGCTCAGGCTCTGGGACATATTCCGGTTCGTCGCTTGCTGGCATTTCGACACGAAGATCGATCCACCGGCCAGCAGGGATATCGATCGGCGTACCATCCGGCATCTCAACAAAAATCGGCTGCTTTTTCTTGCCCACTTCTCCACTGTCCATAGCTTCAATATTTCGCGCTGAGTATGGTCCGGTGGCATAAGTGCGATGATACGTGCGGATCTCGATATCGCCATCTGGCAACACTTTCGACTCCACCCAGATTAATGGCCGCTTGTTGTCATCAACCGGGATTTCGATACCGTTCCCAGCACCACCCCAGGCTCCGTCACCGTTGAAGCCCAAAACGCCAGACACGCGGTAAACCCCCTCGCTGATGCGCTCAGTGGTAACGCCTTGGCTTTCGTTGTTCAGCTCGCTATCGCCGGTACCGAATAGCTTCACGATCGGGGAGGCTTTCTTGATAAAGCCGTTGGCGTCTACCGTGGTGTTTGTATTGTGCCACAGCGTAGCCCACGGCCCCCATGAGCTTGTTACTGCGTTTCGCACCCTCGCTGATATACTCGCAGTAAGGGTGCCCTGCCCGAATGTCATCTGCCAGCGTGAACCAGAATCATAACCTCCCATTACTCCAGCATGGGCCGCTGAGCTGGGTGAATCTGTTGTGTTTTGAGGGATGCTAATAAATCTATTAACTCCAGCATCGTTTATTGTTGCAGCATCTAATTTAACAGGACTGTTTGAGCCAAACCCATAATCACCAACTCTCATAGCGTTTGATAATGAGTTGTCATCCCACATTACTTTCCAGCCCTGGAATACCCCATTTCTACAAACATTACGATATACCTGGTCGAACGAACTAGGTGCAGTAATAAGCGCCGTGGCAAAAACAACACCCTGAATTACGCCGCTTGATGTTGATGCCAACGTCCAATCGAGCATGTATGCAGTATCAGTACGCGGCATGCCTTCACTTCCCGCCCACGCTATATACTTCCCGCTCATCTGCGATTTAACTGCGCTGAGAGTATCAACGAGAGGCAATGCAGGAGTAACACCACCAATACCAAACTCCCCCTTTTTCACTGAGTTGGCCAACGTAGCTGCTGCGTTGTTTTCGCTTGTCTTAGCCGCTGCTGCTGATGCCGCTGATTCTGCACGCATCGTATCTACTGTTCTTACTACTTCCGGGGTCAACTCGTCTGGTTTTGGCGGGCTAATTAGAAAATCGTTTAGCGTCCCATTAACTGAATCCGTCATTACTCTTATGTCGCCAACATGGCCCAGCGTAGAGACAGTGACTTCATATTCACCAGGGAAAACTGTCATTGAATACTTACCAGTAGCATCCGTAACAGTTGATGAACGATTGGATGTTAATACCCGCGCAGTGGTTCCTTTTGCCTTCATCGTAATAATTACGTTAGGCTGGATATCACCATACGGGCCGCGTAATACATCACTAATTGTTGCCATTATTTATCACTCCTGGATTAATAATATAATTTTCCAATGCGTCTATTTTACGCATTGCCACTTGTAATGCCTGGGTCAGCTTTGCCGTTAAAGCAATCTGATTTAGAACGTACGCATTCGGATTATTAGGGTCTTTTCCAATGTCATAATCATCAGGCAAACCTTCACCTTGCACGCACTCAGGAGATTGCCGGACAAGGTCATTGGCAATGAAGCCAAGTGTTTCATCAGATTGTGGGATAATCCCCCTTTCTTTATATTTGAATTTCGCCACCTTCCATTTAGCAACCTGCGCGTAAGCAACTTCGTTATCGTCCATGTATATAATATCGCGCTTCAATCCCTTGTCTGAACTGATTGTAAAGAGTGTCACGCCACCGACCCGAGTTGAGTCAACCCACGCCTCAAGCTGTGACTGAGTGTTCCAGAAAAGATTGAATTTGTTGCTCCCGAAACCACCGTTCACGCCCTGCCTACATGCTATACCTGAGAAAAAAACAGTATTTGTAGAGCCAAGGCCAAGGTTTTTTCTGGCAGCATCCTTGTCCGGAACGTCGAGAAGATTATTACCCTTGAAAAGGGCGCCCGACAACGTCACTGCAATAGAATCCAAATCAGTTTGATTGGCTTTTTTACTTAACTCGGTTCTATCGGCCTTAAGATTGAGCGCGGCAGTGAAACTATTCCAGGCTGGGCCGGTGAACGTGCTGCCGTCCGGTAGCCTTACTGTGATATTGCCCGTCCCACTGAATACCTGTTGCCAATTGTCCTTATCGTAATTAAGCCCACGCAGCGCTCGTGAGCTTTCTGCTGCGAGCTGTGCGGTGATGGCATTGAGTGTTTCACGCGGTACTGCTGACCAGGCTGCTCCCGCTTGTGTAGGTCCATCGTAGGCCCGGATTAGCGTCACCTGTGTCGCGTTATCGACGGTTTTTACCGGCAGCGTATACGTAACACCACCCACAACGGCTACAACAAAATCGCCGGGCTTCAGTTCTGTTGAAAACGCCGTTCCCGCCCCCTTTACAGTCGCTGAGTTATTGGTAAGCGTGATAGTTCCTGCTGGCATAACCTGCCCCTTATTTAAATACTAAAATAATCTGCGGCGTCCAGTACGGGCAGATTGATTGTTGTCAGCCGATACTGAATATTGATTTTGCTATGGTCGTAACTGCTTATGTATTTCGTTCGCCAAGCCGTAACGCCGCCGCCAGCCATTCGCATTCCTGCATGGCGATAATCAAGATAGTTATTCGATAAATTCATACCATCATGAACACCAAGGCGACAGAGCGGCACCATCGGCTTTGCTGATGCCATGACAGGGTATGCATAATTACCCGGTATGCGCTGCGTATTTAACGAATTACCACGATAGAGCATAGGTGCATTATCAGATGAGAATGTACACTGCCCTGCGGCATTCCAGATTGCCAGACCATACTGGGGGGGAACAGGGTAAGAACCATTGGAAAATATGCATATCCACATCAGGCAGTCTGCACTGCCGTCGCTGATAACATCATTCCCCGCTTCCCTATAAACATTAATAGTCATGTTTTCACGGTCAAAATCAACGGCACGGTCACCCCGATCCCAGTAAGCAAAAACAAGCGCATTAGCGCGATCAGGAATGTTGGGGATTGTCCAGGCACCGAACACGTTAACCACCCCGCGCCAAACGCATTTCCCCGCGACTGCCAGATCGTTAATCTCGCTGTAATCTGTTGCATCGATAAGCTGGAGCCCAAAACGAGGGACACCGCCAGCCCCTGAGACTTGAAAAGCATTAAACTCGATGGGCCGCCTGCCTTTATCCTGCGAGGAGTTAAATCCATCAAACCAGGCGTGTACTGTGTTTCCTGATATCTGCACGCCACTACACGAAATGACTCTTGGAACCGCACTTGTTTGAATAATCGCAACAGTTCTCCTGGGAACAATAAATAGTGAGGCTCCAGGCGAAAGATCGGGGTATGACCATGTTTCTCCATTTTGGTCAAATTCGGGATCAAAAAAGCCCCGGTAGGCGCAGGCTTTTGAACCATTGCTGATATCTACACCCGCGCCGCCATCTTTGGGATAAACAACAAGTCCGTATCGGCTCAATATATCCTCCCGAGTTTTGTTCTTATCTGGCCTGCACCGTCGTAAACTGCCACGCCATCGTTATTGACAACAGTTCTTCCAAGACCAGGCACTGAACCATTTATTTCTACATACCCATCCCTGAACCCCAGCCTCATACCAACACTTCCCGAAGAGTAATTATCTGACTGGAGATAGTCCGTAATTTGAGCACCTCCTATTGAGGCGTTTTTTATTTTTGCTGAGGTAATAGAGCCATTCTGAATAAAGGCATCACTGATAAATACTTGCCCATTGACTACAGCAAAAGGCGAATATTGGTTATCACCACTGCCGCTCATTAGTACAAACTGATTTGCATTAAAAGCGATGCGAGTAACCACTGGCTGGCCTGCCTGCGCCAATACAGCGATCGACATCCCTGCGCTGTAATACACACCATTTATACGCACACCGGCTTTTAATGTATGGATTGCAGTTGCACCATCGGCATCAACCGTAGCGGTTAGCTTGTCTTCCAGGGCGGCGGTAACGTCCCCGATCTGCGCCTGCACTTGCGTGGACATTTCAGCAAACGCTTTATCAACCTCTGCTATCGTGGTTTTTACAACCAGAATATCGGCGCGCACTTCGCCGTATTGCGACCACTGATGATCCACGGTTGCGTTATTGGCCAGCGCGTTCTGCAAGATGGCATCGATGTTGGTATCGATCTGGCCAGAAAGCCGATCACCATCGGCAGATGACATAAAACCATCGCCAATCACATGAAGATAGTCGTCAGCATCAGCGTTAGACTGCCCGCGCACCCAATCAATCCAATCACCCTGGTTGCCCGTGCGATCGACGAGCCGCGCACGGTACCAGAACTCTTGCCCAGCCTGTAACCCGCTCTGCGTGTAGCTACGTTGCGGGTAAGGCACATCTGAAAGCAACATGGCGTTATTGCCAGCGGCATTATCAGCATATTGAATTTCGGTTTTCAGCGTGTCCCCAGCTCCGGCAGGAAAATTCCATGAAAGCCCAATCCCCCACAATAAGGGCGTTGTTGCGAACCCCACCGGCTTAGGTGGTTTCCCTTCCTTGCCATTTAGCCGGGTTTCCTTTGAAGTTCCCCAGATAGAGGAAACATCGCTGGCATTGATCGCCCGAACACGCACCAGATAGCGGCCAGCAAAAATATTCTGCACTTCAAATCCCAGGGCTGATGTACGCGCCGCAGATACCCAGTTGCCATCATCACGCCGCCATTCGACTTCATACGCCACAGCATTATCAACAGCATCCCAGTTGGCTCGCATCGTAGTGATTGCAATTCCTTGGTTAATCTGCGTAAAACTGCTGACCTGAATATTGGTTGGAGGCGCTTGCACACCAGGCGGAATAACTGATATCGGCCGTTCATCCAGCCGGGCACCAGTATCGATCGCATCGTATTTGCCCGGACTATGCCAAACAGCAGAAATGGTAAATGTGCCGTCATCATTATCGGTAACGTTTGAAACCCGATACTGTTGGACTGCCAGATCACCAGCATCGACAGACCACACGGCCTCCGGTTCTGGATTTGGGTTATAAGCAGTGCTGACTGTGACGTTGGCCCCACTGACGACGGAAACCGTGCGTGCCTGGGAACTGCCGTTCGGTAAATTGATAATCAGCCGATCACCCGGCGATACATCGGCAACCCGATCCAATTTAATCACCCGGCCATTAACTGCCGATATACGGCCGCCTAACACACGCCCGGCCAACATCTGATCTGCAACACCAATGATGCGCCCAGGCAATGGAATGTAACCATCCAGCCCAGTTGAGAACGATATTGTGCGGTCGTTGCTATTCGTGAGCAGCGCCCAGCGCCCGCGCCGGTTTGCCTCCGTTTGCCGCGTGCAACCTATGGCGGAGATTTCCGTCTGGTTGATGCCATAACGTTCAACCAGTTCATTTTCCATAACCGCTTCGACTTCATCTTGATAATGATTGTCAGGGTTTGACCAACTCACCATCGCGCTTGAATAGCGGTTTCGATAACTGCCGCCCTGGTAATGAAATTTTCCATCAATAACGTTTGCACGAGTGTATGTAAAATCCATATCCCTCGGCATATCAGCCAACACGCAAACTTGGTTATTTGCCCAATACGTCATGCCACGAAAAATCGAAGCCAGATCGCGCAGAACGGTAAAGGCTTCATTCTGAGCCTGAATATAAACGTCACATACAAATCGTGGCTCTGTACCGGAGCCGCCACGCCCATCGGGTACAAGTTGATCACAGTATTGTGCTATACGGTACAGTTCTACCTCATCAACTTGGGTTGCATCCAAGCGATCACCAAGGCCAAACCGCTTATTCAGCAAAATATCGTAGAATACCCATGCAGGATTGTTGGAGTAGGCCCATTTAAAACTGCCGTCCCATGTGCCGTTGTATGTCCGGCTTTCCGGGTCGTATGTAGTCGGAACGCGAATAACCCGCCCTTTCGGCTTACAACTGATCTGCGGAATGTTTGGGAACTGTTTCGCATCGAACGAAACAAATAACAGCGCCGTGTTGGGATAACGAAGCTTGGCATCGATCACTTCAGTAATCGCCATCACCCGCGTAAGATCCACAACATTGCTGGATGTTGAATCAGGGGTGATCCTGCGCAAGCGGATTTGCCAGCCGGTTGTTGCTGGCGGCAGATTCACACGGTGACTACGCTCAAAAAGTGACGTAGTTTTGTCGTTTATCACACCGTTTAAAACGGTCTGATATGCGCCGCCATCTGTAGAGAGTTCGATCGCATAATCAACCCGCGTTCCCACACGATCCCCATTATCCTCTTGCCTTACCAACGACTGCCAGCCAAGGCGAACTCTGACAGCAGATAACTGAGTATTATTTATCGCTCTCACCCACGGCTGTGTGGCTTTCAAGTCGACACCCACACTGATCTCGTTTTCTGCACCGGGCATTCCCTGAATATAATTCTGCATCTGGGTGCCTGGCCTGAAATCCCACTCAAAGCCGGGATAGTTCAGGGTTCCATCTGGCGAATAAACAGGTGTGCCATCGAGAAAAATATTTTGCCCATCCAACCCGCCAGCAAATTCACCCTCACCCAGCGCCAGTAAAATCTTCGCCCTCGCTATCGACTGGATGCTGTCCGGGGACTCTGTCGGGGTGTGGCTACTGCCACCGCCACCTTTGCGCCCTTGGATCACGTCTGTCATGGTTTCACCAATAAAAAAAGCTCGCATGAGCGAGCCTGATTGAACACTGATATTTTTACTGCTGATCTTCTGCGTAGATCCCCGCCGATATCACAGCACCGCCGATTTCTCGACTGCCATATAGGACACCAACTGGATTGCCCTGGGTCGTCGAGTTAACCGGGCCACCAAACGCGTATGAAGGTTTGTTCTCAGCGTTCTGACCGACCGACAAGCCACCTGGCTGGGGAGATAACATTTGCACTACTCCACCAAACATCATCGATGCACCGGCCATCCGAAGATAGGGAGATATAGGAGCCAAATACGGGATAAACGAAGCTGCGATAAGGGCGGCACCAAGGACAGTTTGAAAAATACCACCACGCTTACTACCAATTATGACCGGGATAATTCGTATATCGCCATCGCCCTTAGTCATGTCGATCTCTTCTTCACTGACATTCTTACGTCCGACAAAAACAGCAAAAGTCAGCCCCCGGATTTCAGCCTCGTTCATAAAGCGTTCGAAGCCGGGTAACTGCCCCTTTAACGCCCTGATAGCGTGAGGTATATCTCGGGCACGATAAGTAAACTCCTTGACGAACTTCTTTCCGAGAATGCCACCAAGCCTGATTGTTCTGATGGGAATGTCACTCATTTGAATAAACCCTTATACCGCAAGATCCGCTCAGTTCTCTCTTGGAGATACCCGCCATACGGCACCCGCTGGCTTAACTGACCGTAGAAATGGTGTAATAGGGTGTTCCCTTCCAGCAGGATCCCCGCGTGATTGGGCACCGAAGCCGAGATCTGCATAATGACCATATCGCCCGGTTGTGGTGACCCGTAGAACTCCCGAAAACCGCATTCATACCAGTTGTCCATATACAGGTTTTCACCTTCATCCCACCAGTGATGCTCCACACTGTAATTAGGCAGGGTAATGCCGTGCTGTTGCCGGTAATAATCCATAATCAACGACCAGCAATCGGCATGCCCAAGTACGAACTGGCGACCTTCCAGCGGGCGATCACCGCGTGGGTTAATCGTCCTGATATCACCCTCAGGCCACGAAGCGATCACCCACGGCAATTCCGTAACGTCACACTGCAACATGTCCAGTTCGCTGGGCTGCGTCGTGGCCCCATCGCCAGTGTGGCTATGTACGATAGATACTACGGTTCCCCAATCTTCGGCTATCGCATAGTCCAGCGGGGCCAACTCGAAATGTTCTGTAGGCTTTGGAGAAAGATTGGTACAAGGAAAATAACGCTCTACGCGCCCTTTCTGGGCGATGACGCCGCAGCATTCAGCCGGGTGGCAACTCTCAGCATGAGCCAAGATTGCATCGATAGTTTTTTGTCGCATGGTTACCTCCGAACCAAGGCAGAGCCAGGGAAGCCACCGAAATCCAGCTCGTTATTTTCCCCGTAGCGCTTTTTGCAATCCGTCAGCAGCCCCCCACACTCATCTTGCGAAGGATCTGCAGTAGGATTCCCTTTCTTATCAAACCAGCCGTTCTGCCCCGCATACGCGCAACCATCCCCGGTTTTATACAGCCCCCGCATACACCAAGTGCAAAGCGCCGTAATTTGCCGCGTTGGGATCCGCCGCCCTTGCAACGACATTGGATCGGACAACGTAAACTCAATAACCTCGTTGTCTTCCGCACTTTTGCTGTCAATGTAGAAAACCTGCTTAAATTCTTGGACTGGGTCTGCTTTGGGGTTTCCGCCGGCAAAGTTTTTGGCATCGAGATAATGTACGAAAGTATCGTGGATCGTTACCTTTGCCTGGAGCATATCGTCAAACCGTAAACACAGCGCGGTGATCAGGCTGTCGATATTTGAAACCGCCAATTTCGGTGTTGCACTGGCCCCGTCGCTGGATGATTCCAGCCCCTTTAACTCATACGGAAAGGCGCCGTATTCCTTCCCCTGCCACCAAATGCTTTTTGGCTTTAACTTGGTTTCATCGCCACCAGACGCAGCGATCTCCGTTGGTGTATGAGGTATGGTTTCATTGTGAAAGCGGAGAACATCGGCACCAAATTTTGTACCGTCGACTTCGATTAACCGGACCCGGTTACCGGGTTCCAGTTTTTGCACGTCGTTAGTGATTGCCACATTGTCCCCCTATGGCAAGAACGCTTGTTCAAATGTTGCGGATACCGTCATGATCTGACCGCCAACCGGAGTTGCCTTGATGGAGTCAGCAACCACGCGATATAGCCCCTTTACCCCGAAGGGTGGTGTCCAAAAGAATGATTTGGTGGTGTGGGAGCGGATGAACGCCAGCAGCGGGATCATTTCCGCTTTCTGGCCGGTGAATGACAACGGCCAGGTCTGGGTTTCAATGTTGAGGCCATTACCGGCTACCTGCTTATAGCCATCACCGAACTGTGCCGTTCTCACCCGCTGGGCATAGTTACCCTCTGGCTGCCCTTGAATGCGCCAGATGAAAGTGTCGATTGCCATGTTTTCTCCGTGCATAAAAAAACCCAGCTTGGGCTGGGTTATAAGGTTCACCTGATGGAGTTAAAGGTAAATTGTGATTTACCCCCTACTGATCCAATACTTAAGCCTTTTCACAAAATCATCTTGCAGTGCGCTCGGTAACAGATACTTAACGTAAGTCACATCACCCTGATACTCTGCAAAGATATGGCTTGGGTAGACTGATTTAGATTGCCTTTTCATCTTTTCAGCCAGCGTTTTAACAACGCCATCATCTAGCGATACCGAATTATCAGACCTAACAAGCAACGTTGTATGATCAACATCCCTCAGAGAAAAGCTTGCACTTTGTAGGCTTGCCATGTGTTCGCTAACATCGCTACCGCAATGCTTGCACTTAATAGCCTCGGGATTAATCAATTCGGCACAAAACGGACACTTGGTCGTATCGACAGCCTGTGGCTGGGTGCGCTTGCCAAAAATAACCATCAGCAATCCACAGAGAGTGATAAATGCACCGATCACAATGTGATTTTGCTTTGAAGCCATTAGGCCAATATTATTTACGCGAGTACCGTAGCCGGTAGTTACACTCGTGTCTAAATTAAATGCCACTAACAACCAAATAACACCAACCACTAAAACAACATAACCGAAAGCTTTCATTGGGAAATTCCTTTTTGAAGCAAGTGGCAATATCCTATCACCACTTGCAGTCATCAGGCATGTCAAATCATCACAATTTCTGATGCTTATCTTGGATTCTGTGCATACCATATCTGACCGCCAGGCCTCAATTCCCTCGCGATCCCCTCCCTAACAGATGTATCGATCACCTGCTGATAGGCCTTAGCAACAGCATCACCATTTCCTGCTTGGTTTTGCTGCTGCCCTTGATGATTAATTGTTATCGGCGCATTGATCGTTAACTGAGAACCTTCGGAACTGCGCAACCCATGCATCGGCGCAGTACCAGAAACCACATTTCCGACCAACCCACCGTTGGCATAACCGCGCATCATGGCATACAAATTATCAACACCAATGCGATCCGTGGCTTCTTTGGTCATCACAAACTCACCGCGATGCACAACGCCAGCGGGTTCGTACTTCCCACCATCACCGGTGTAGCCACCCGTATCAAAGCTAAAAATTTTCCCTAAAGCTGAAGTAATCGAGCTGCCACCTTCGCCTTCTCCTAACATGCTCTTGACCGCGTATGCCACCAAGAGCTTGTTGATGATATCAATAATCATCTTGAGGATTGACGTCGTGAAGTCGCGGAATGATGCTTTGCCGGTGGTTACCAAGTCAGTCATCATGTTGGAAATGCCACTCAACGCACTCATAGCAACGTTTGATACAGAGCTATAGACATTGGTGGCTTTCTCCAGATACTCATTCAACCCATTGAGCGCACCAGCTTTCCAGTCCTGTTCTAACTTATCTCGCTCCGCATAAGTCTTTTCAAGGGATGACAGTGCCTGCTTTTGTGCAACTGGATTATCAGCATATTCAGTAGTGAGTCGGTCTCTTTCCGAATGCCTCTGAGAATCCCTGGCAGTACCACCTTTGGAAAGAAGGGTGATCTCAGCACGTTTTGCCTGCTGCTGCCGATCAAATTTCTGTGCACTATCCAGCAACTTGTTCAATCGTTCCTGCTGGACAACCTGATCACCCAAAATTGCCAATTGCTCTTTACTGGCAAGTACCGAATCCTTGCTAGACAGTAACGATTTTTCTTTTTCTGATAGCAGTTTCTTCTGCTCTAAAACAGTGAAATCTGCTTGTGCTTTCCATAGATCCTTGCGTTGCTGGCTAATTTTGTCATTCAAGCCAACGTGTTGGCGCAGCAACACGAGTTGGGATTGGAGCGCTAAAAGATCAGCCTCTGCACTATCCTCGGCGCGCTCACCGGCTGGAGGTTTGTATTTTGGCCCTTTCGGTGTTTTAGGATCTTTGAACTGATTGTTGATATTAGCAAGGCGCTTCTGGTAATCAGCATCAGACATACCCAAATTATTTTTGGGATCAGCTGCAGCAGCTTGGTTCATGCGAATGCGCTGTCGATTCAGCTCATTGATCGCCTTCTCACGCTTCTCAGAGTTTTTTAGCCCCTGATTTAACCCCTGCTGTAACTCGATGGCATCTTTCAGGTTTTGGTTATGCTGAGCCTGTGCATCACTTGCGGCTTTATCTGATATGACCTGCATATCAGATAAAAGAGTTTGGGCACTAATCTGCGCATTGAGAACACTCAGCTCGGCCCGCCATTTATCCAGCTTTCCATTCTTCTGGTTATAGCCAGTCCGCTCTGAGTTTTCGACTTGTGCCTGAATGCTGTCGCGACGAGAGATGAGAGATTTAAGCGCTTCCCCCTGAGTTGGCTCCCTGCCAATCCCCTCAATAGCGTCCCACATACCTTTGGCCATGTCCTTAAGGCCTTCCATAATGCTGGATACAGTGCCGAGAGACTCTTTCATCCTTTCAGCAGCGCGATCCATTCCATCAACTGCCGCCTGATTAGCGGCGGCCAAGGCTTCTGTATACCTCCCTTCCTCCTGCAAAGCAGCAATGTGCTGATATTGAACAGCCGTCAGAAAATGATATTTCTCATTGAGGGCAAGGATCCCTTTGCTTGGATCGTTCGCAATGGAAACAAAATCCTTTGCCAACTCATCAAGCGCGACACCGGATTTATCTGCAAAGTTGGAAATCGTTATGGTCAACTTTTCGAAATTGGCCCCCGCCGACATACCGGCATCAATCAGGCTTTTGAGAGCCTCAGATGCTTCAGCGTATGTCAGGCCGGAATCATGAACCGCGGCAATAGTATTCAATAATGAGCTAGCGGTTAGTCCCGAGTAACCGTTTGTCATTGCTAGCGATTTACGCAACTGCTCAGCCCTGTCAGCAGCTTTGTAAAAATGATACGCAACTAACGCACCGGCCCCTGCCAGCCCTATCATTCCCAGCCTTGCGGGTGTGAGAACACCCGCAAGCCCGCGTGCGTTTTCGGCGTTTTCTGCAAGTGAGTTGGCACTTTCTGAGAGCGAGTCGTTAGACTCATCCGTGGCCCCTTTCATGCCAAGCAGTTCTTCCTTGATATAGCGGAAGATCCCACCCAGCCCACCGAACGAGTCACTGATCTGGCCGCCCTGTTGAAACAGAACCAGCCACAGCGGCATCCCGCCCGCAATAGATGTGAAAATATCGGTGAATTGAGCAGGCAACATCCTTAGCGCTTGCCGGTACTGCCTAGCCGAGATTGTGCCAACCTTCCACTGATTATCTTGCTCGCGCAGCTTGGCAATGAGTGGCGCGGACTCTGCCGTCACCCCCAGCTTTGCCGCTTTCAGCTCCATAAGTTGGGTGCGGGTTTTACCAATAGCGTTTACCTGGTCCTGCAGCGAATCGATGAATGATTTGCGTGTGGACTCAGCACGCTTGGTTTCCGCCGCTGCTGACCGTTCTGCGGCCTCTTGTTCTTTGAGCGCTTCTTTCAGCCCCCTGGAGGCGATCGCTGCGGCCCGTTTCTGATCGACTTCACGCCTTACCGCTTCCTCCTGCTGCCGCATTGCGGCAATCAGCGGTGCTGCCTCCTGGCTTATACCTAACTGCGCTGCTCGGTATGCAGCAGCATCTGAGGCCGATGCCTTATAAAGTGCGCTCTGTGCTTGGAGTTTTGATAAAAATGCCTCTTTGGCTGCGGTGGCGGCACGCTCTTGCTGCGCGGCGGCAGCTGCGGTTTTTCCTTCCTCCGTTCTGGCTGTAGCTGCCCGCTCCAACTGAATGCGGGTCTGCTGGATAGTACGGGAAGCCTCCGCAAAGGATTCTGGATCAATCATCCCTTTTGCGTTGAATTTCGATAACTGGCTTTCCATGTTATCGAGTCGTTCGAACGCCGCTGTAACCGGGTTAATCTGCGTCAGTAAATCACGCAATTCTTGCCGTTGCTGCGCTGTCGCCTGCGAATGGTTTTTTGCTTCCGTCTGCGACTTATTCAACGCTGCAGCATATTCAGCAACACGGCGATGGGTATCTTCAATCTCTTGCGCGATCTCCTTCGATACCTTCGCCGTATTCTTCCCGGAAGCATTGAAACCATCTGCGGCACCGGCCGCACCGGTGGCTTTCTGCTGGAATTTATCCAGCTCTTGGTTGCCCCGCTGCAAATCGCCTGTATCGACGCGTAGCGAAATCGACGCAATGTCTGTCATGCTGGACTCCATGCAATAAAAAGCCACACCCAGGCGGCACTGTTCGAATATCAGGGTGTTGCTGGCGGAAACTAAAGGTTATCTTGAGTGTTCAGCTCGCCCATGTAGGAGCATGGGCGTTTACATCATAGGGATGGCTGAAAACTCTGGGAAAGGATCCTGTATGAATAAAATTTACACCGTTGACGAAAGATTCCAGATTATCGATGAGAATCTAAAAAAATTACACGCTCAGCAACAATTCACTGCGCAAATGCTTTGCGCATTTATCATAAGCACTGGAAATAAAACACAGTTTGTTGAGTATGTAAAAAATGCTTCCACCGACATTGAAGAAATGAAAGAAATGAAAGAACCGATGGAACACGCCCGTACTGTTTTATTGACGTTGCTTGACTCCGTTCAAAGTAAGCCTTGATATACTCGTTTTATTAAGAAAAACCTCACCATTTTTAATAATAAATGGTTTGTATGCTGGGCGCATAACCTGCGCCTTTTTCTTAATATTCATATTATCTCCTATCACCAAGCGTTTGTGTCGTCAAATATAACCGCTCATAAGCTAAGTCTTCACCTTGCTGCTGTAGTGCTGATGATGACAGGGCAAATAAGCCCCATTGGTTTACCTGATTTATTTACTGTGAATAACAATCAGTGCAGCGGCCTCCATCACCCTGATATCAGTTAATGCGGTTGCCTCATCGTCTACGCCGTGCAGCTTCATTACCCAGGGCAAACAGTTGTAATCCAGCCCTGTGACGCCGCTCATGCCAGTACGCCACTGTGTGGCCATGGCGCGGAATACTTCAAACGACTGCCACACATCGGGCAGGATCTCTACCGGGTCTGATTCAACGTCTTCCCGTGTTAGCCCAAAGGCGGCCAGTTCTTCCGGTGAGGGTTCAGGCGTATAGAATGCCGAGGCAACCGCTGTTAGTTTTTTTCACGCAGCGCCATCAGCTCACGGGTATATGCCAACGCGATCGAGTCAAAGGCCCGCGGGTAGTTTTCCAGCAGTACCATAACGTTTTCTTTCGTGAATTTTTCCGGCAACGCCCAGCCAATGGCAATTTCGCAGACAAAATCTACCATCGGTGCATTGGTGTGCTTGCCCGTTTCGCCAAGCTTCTCGGACTCTTCACGCAAGTTTTTTTCCAGCACTTCCAGATCGGCACGAGTTTTATGCTTGAACGTGAATGTCAGAACACCATCCTCGGCTCCGGCACGCGGAATGGTCACATCGATTTTAAAAGTTGGGTTAGGGATAAGAGTAAATTTCATGTCGATACCTGCGATTAGTGGGGCGCGGCTGCCGCCCCAGTGAATTATTTGTCTTTGTAGAACGTCATGGTGCGGGATTGCACGGCGAGTGAAACCTGCACCGTTTCAACCGCGTTCACTGCGGTAGCCGGCTGCGGGTCGAATGAAGAAATAGCAGACCAATAACGGGTTTCCTTCGCCTTTGGCACATACATGTAAAATGGCAGAGTATCGCCCGAACGATCGCAAGCAAGCAGAACGCTGTAGATAGGCAACGTGGAATCATGCGCAAAGGTGAACGTCTGTGTTTTCGCCGCTCGAAACGTGGCCAGATTGCGCTGGCGGTCATCCTCCAGGAATTGAATCTGCACATACTGCTGATCACCACCTGATGCGGCTACCTCGGTAATCTGCGGGATCTGCGTCCATTCAGTGACTTTGGTCAATGAGCCTGCGCCAGCACCCGCTGGAAAAAAGTTAACGTCAGAGGTATCAAGTGATCCGATAGTGACAGCGGTTGTTGTAGCGGTGGTGACCTTAGCAACAAGGTTATCGATCAGCCCCCACCCTGATTTGATTAATACAATGTCACCAGCGGCCAACGTGCTGCCAGCGACCGTGAATACAGCCCCTTTTGCGTTACTGACAGCAGTTGTCGGCAACGCGGCGGCCATTTTGGAGCCCGCAAATACAACGGCCCCATTCGGTAATGCAAAAGCCATGATTATCTCCAGATAGAAAAAAACCGCCGCAGCGGTCAGTGAGTGATGATGTCAGCGCGGTAGCTCATGCTGACCGGGATTACATAGCGGGTATCTGAGGGAATACCCCGGTAAATGGTCGGCGGGGTGTGTATGTAACAGGTTAACGGGCCTTCGGTCAGCATCATCCCCAAGGGGAACAATGCGGCGATATGGTCGGCCAAGTCCCTCGCAGGGCCAGTGCCATCACCAGCAGGCGCAACAACGTTGATTTGCCAAACACCCGGCAAAACATGCAGCTTTTCCGCAAGGTCGATTGCTGTTGTGGTTGCGGGCATGGCGTAGGCTTGCAGATACAGGCCATCGGGCGGATCCATTACGATATTTTCCCAGGCAACAGGAATGTTGTGTGCGTCAGCCCATTCGCCCAAACGGGCCTCAAGCAACGCAGCTATGTGGGTGTGGCTCACGGTTCAATCTCCGATACGGCGGCGCTGAAATGCCGCTGGAAGTCTGCGGCAGTGATGCGGACCATACCGCCTGGCGCTTGGGTGGAATGCCCAAATTCCAGCCGATAGGCATAAGGAACGTTATTCACGAAGTAAATGGCCTGCATGCCAATGCGGAATTGCTCTATCACCAGGTTGCCGGCAGTCAGCGTCGCACCGCCTGATTTATCGATCCGACCTGTTTCGCCATCAGTTGGCGAATCAAAGGACACCTGCCAATTACCGCGAAACCGGCCCCCGCTATAACCTGGTGGCGCCCGGATCCCCATACTGTCCGAAACCCGAGCACGTTTTTTTAATTTCCCGGTGGGGGTCAGGTTGGCCGAGTCTTGTCGCTGGGCCTCGTTGTGATCAAAAACAGCCTGGTTGTAAGCTACCGCTGTGCTATTCACGTCCCAAAGTTCAGGATTGCCGACAGGCGACATCTGCACGAGTTGCGCCAGTATCCGGATACTGGTCGCCCGTACCACCTGCGCTTGATTGGCCTTGGCCTTATCGACAAATGCCGTTATGGCCTGCAAAAAAGCGTCATTTTCGGACATTTCACGCCCTCAGTTGTGCCCGGTAGCAAATCAGTATGGGGCCAGGCATTACCGGATGCGGATGCACTACTCGGTATTTTTTGCCGTCCACCTCGATCCGGTCATCGACACGGATTTCGGTTTCGTATGTGGCCACGAGTAACACATCACCACCCAGGATTAACGAGCCATCGATCTCGCTCGGTTTGTATTCGGTTATTACACCGATCACAGTACCGTTTTGCTCTGCCTGCCGAACCTCCTTACCTGCCTCACGGGTTACTGTAGCGCCGCGAGTAAATGGGTGTTCTGCACCGTTCTCGGTCAACAAGCGGGTCGCTGTGGCCCGCATACGGCGATAATCGATAGCCATATCACCCCCTGACAACGGCTATTTGGCCGGAGCCGATGCAAAGCCCACGTAACAACGCATTGACTGCGGCGAACGAAGGTTGTGCCTTACGGGTTCCCTCCGCATAACTGACGCTGACCGCCCCACTTACAGCTTCGGAAAGAACCTCGGAGCCGCTTTCAGTAGATGGCTGCAAATCCATTTCTTGTGCCTCGAAAGCCAACCTGCATTGCGCGTGCTTTACCTGGATCGGAATGCTATTGCTGGGCAGCCGGTGGTAATCACGAACTACACCAGCGCGGGGCCATGCCAGATTCTGGCCGAAAACAGCCGGTACACCCTTCCAGCTTTTCCCTTCCAGATAATCCATCGCCTGAAGCATCAGGATTGATAGTTCTACATCCTCTTTAGGCAAACTAAGCCCACGCCCAGCAGCGTAATCTCGGCATTCATCCAGCGAGGCGTAACTGTTGAATCCGTCGGAGTGAATTTCAGTATCCAGCATGGCCTACTCCGCTATTCCTCGGCCAATTGCCAGCCGTGAGAAATCCAATCTTCGATTTCATCAGCGTGCACGTCAGCAGCTACAGGGCCACCGGGAAACGCTGGTTCGTCTCGAATCATTGCTAGCAGTTCTGGCTGCTCAGGTGGCTGCTCAGGTGGCTGCTCAGGTGGCTGCTCAGGTGGCTGCTCAGGTGGCTGCTCAGGTGGCTGCTCAGGTGGCTGCTCAGGTGGCTGCTCAGGTGGCTGCTCAGGTGCAGCCGAACTGCCCTTGGCATTAGCAGCAAGCAATTTCCGTTCAGCCCGCTGCGCTTTAGTTAATCCCGCCATAACGACCTCTCAATAAAAAAGGAGCCGAAGCCCCTTATTTTCATTAACCCATCAGAACAGCGATATGCTCTGACTTGATCGCGCGGTAACCCCAGGCCAGTCGCACGTGATATACGACTTGCAGGAATTGGCGATAAACAGCGATTTCGAATGACAACCCGGTTTTAGGGTCAGTAACAATCATCCGATCGTCAGCTGAGTCGCCACCTTTTGGAAGTGCTGGCGCACGAGTAGCAAGCACGATCGCAGAACGTGCAAATGCCACGTTTGGCGTATATCCAGCACCCAGCGTAACCGCGACATTATCAGCCAGCGGCAAACGCATCCCCGGTCGCCCGATAGATACTGTGCCACCCGCCAGCCCCTTGTTGACAACATACTTGTTAGTATCACCGGCAAAATTCAGGATCCCGCCAGGAAGAATGGTTCCCGTACCGGTATCCAACGCAATGTTGGTGCTTAGCGGGTCAAATGCACCGTTGGTCAGGTAACCCGCGCCAGTACCTTTATTCACAAAGGTAATAGGGTCAGAATGACGCAATGCCATCCCCATCACGCGGTCTGTCATGCCATTGCGCAACATGTCGGAAGAACCGGCCTCATTGACTTTAAACAGACCAGATTGCTTACCGCGCAGGTTGCCGATTGCACCATGCCCTAGCACTAATTGCAGATCGGTTTTTGGTGCACCGTTTTCTTCCAGTACGCGCAAAACGCCCGCAAAATCGGTCATGTCGGCCGCATTCGCAAATGGAGTCGTGCCAGCAGTCCCATAGGCTCGCGAAGCATTCGTATAGGCTTCCACCCAAAGATCCGATTCCATTTCGTTAACCAGCGTTCTCATCGCCTGGTAAAAGCGGTCTGCCTGAATGGTGGAGAAGGTACCGGCATTTTGTAACCCACGCGTTTCCTCACCGTTCCAACGAACAGGAACGTGCTTCGACTTGGAAATGGTCACTTCAACGTGATCAACAACATCATCGCCAGAGTCCGGTGCCGTTACTCCAGGGGTGTTGTCAGCTGATTTTGCTGGATTGGTGACCGGCACAAGCACTGGCTGGTGCAATGCAGCACGTTCAATGCTGGAGTCGCGGGATACTGCAGGAATGAAACCCGTCATCTCACGAGAAACAACGTCCAGTGCCTCGTAAAAATCAGGGATTAGGCCCGTAAGAGTGTTAGCCATTTAAATGTTTCCTATAAAAATTGGTTAGGGATGGTTTGAGATTTTGGCTATCCAGCCATGGCACCGATCCCTATCCAGGTCTCGGCAAAAATGGGTTAATCAACGATGGTGATCTTGTCTTTTGCAGCGGCTACACGATCCGCAGGGGAAAGTGCATCGAATGCCGCCCGTTTCATGGTCTTCTGGCCCTGCTGGAATTGTGATGGTGGTGTGCCATTTCCATTGTGACCAGTACCCTTGAGAATGTGGTCTTTCTGCGGGTATTGTTCGACAAGGTGCTCCAGCGCCTCATCAAATTCAGCCAGTTCACCAGGCTTGGCGCGTGAAAACACTTTGTTGCCTGCCGCGTCATAAGCCACAACTTTCCCATCCTCAATTTTGAAGGACTGACCAAAACGGGCTTGAACGAAATCAGCCGGGATCGCCAATTTATCAGCGATATATTTGGAGCCATTGAAGCGTCCGCCGATCATCTCAGTGTTGAGCATATTCGACAGTTTTTCGTTTTCCTGCTTTGACTCATCGAGTTTTGCCTGGAATTCCTTGGTGATCGCCGCTTTCACCTGATCTACTTCACCTGCATCAATGAGTTTTTTCTGGTCAATTTTCAAAACTGTTTGCATCGCTTCCAGCGCTTTGACTGGATCGTCAATACCCGCAAATTTTTTCAACTGGGTTTCCACAGTCTCTTTCGCTTCACGATGCGTTTTAGCCTCAGCGTTGAGAGAGGCAATTTTCCCTGTGGCCTGCGCAGCATCAAAAGGGATTTCTTTGCCATCCGGATGGGTATAAACCGGGTGGCCGTTTTCAATCACTGCATACGTCGCGCCATTAACTTCAACGGTTTTCAATTTCATTGTGGTTCTCCAGCCTTCCGGCCATCAGTTAGGCTTCCGCCCGTTCGCCATATCGCATCCGCTAAACGGCAGGTATAAAAAAACCACCCGGAGGTGGTTGGTTATAAACCGGCGTCTAAGAACGCCTGTTCGTCAATTTCTCGCAACTCCTGTAAGGTTAGCCTTTCCCCCTTATCGCTGAAAAAATTTGCGGGGTGCATGCCGCCATCTCGCAACAACCTGGCGCGAGTCTCTCCAAATACCTCAACTTGCCGCTTGAAGGGTTGCCGCAATATCCAATCACGATAATCGGTACTTGCTGGCACCTGACCATCCATGCTGGCGCGTGTTCCCTCCGGCATGTCATCAGCATCAATACCCAAATCCTGCCACGATTTCACCACCAGAGTCTCAGTAGAACGGCAGCAGAAATGGATCCGCCCTGGCCCTGCACCATACGGCACTTTATGCCCTACTGGCTTGTTATCGAGCGTATAACGCAGGCGATCCCGAATGATGCACGTTGGTGTAGTGTGATTATCGAGGGTGCTGCACCACTGCTTGCAGTCAATAACATCTGAATTGGCCGTGGCGAACTCAGTACGAGCCACTGCGGCCAGATGATTAACCGCCGTTTTTATCACACTGGTTGCATTGGCCCGCCCAAACTGCAACACGCCATCCTGATAGTTACGGGAACGGGTACCACGAACACGCCGATAAATCTGGTCGACCGTTTCCCCCTGCAGGTAACCCATGCTCACTGCATTGGTTATCTTCTGCATGCGGTCAGATTCGAGTTTATCCGCCCATTCACTCAACAAACGCCCCTGGAACGGCCGCGCCATGGTGGCCGCGTATACCTGTTGAGGCGCTATCCCCATCAGTGGCCAGCGCTGCTTTACCACATCAGGCAACAATGAATCGAACAAACTCAATTGAAAACCAGCCTCGTGGCTGCTGAAATCGTTGAGTTCATCAGTAAGCGAAGCGTAGAGGTTTCGATAAATCTGCTGGTTGATGTCCTTCACACCACCCAGTAACGCCTCCAGGCGGCGAATGGTGAAGCTATCTGGCGGAAGGTCATCAAGGGCCATGATTAGCCGAGAAGACAATTCAGCGTCGGCCTGGTTGAGTAATTTCACCATCCGGGAAGAAGTGCCGGTTGCATAGCGAGAAACAAAAAGCGTGTGAGCTACCGTTTCATCGAACAATCGCTGATTGATCGTCTCCATGGTTACTCCATGAGGTCAGGTGCGTTGATCAACTCATCAATGACCACTTCGGCCTTAACATCAGGGTCAATAATTCCAATCTGCTGATAAGCCCTGACAGCGTCAATCCGGCGAATATCCCCACCCTGGCGCAGTGCTTGAATTGCCAAGGCTGATTGTGGGCTAAATGTATTCCCTGCGGTTTCCAGCTCCGTACGCACATCGATATTGCCGCCATCGGGAAGGCCCAGCCATTCAGCCATGTATTGCAGGATGTTATCCAGGGCATCCTCCAACGACGAGGACATAGTGAACAGTGGGCTATCTTCCTGCATGGTTTCATGCTGGGTCTGATCAACCGATTTTGTTGATGTGTTTTCTTTACGCAGGAGTTTTGCCCCGGCCATACGCATCTGTTCAACAAGATCATCGAGTGAATCCTGGCCTGTTTTTATACTCGCCCCAGTATGCTCGGTGTATTCGACACCATGCTTAGTGCGATCTTCAAACCTCATTGCAGAAGAAGCACCCACTGTCAGCTCTTCCCCCTCTGCAAGCCCGTACACCGACAATATCGGCACTCGGGCAACGTGCAAGATGGTGTCCTGATCACTTTGGCTCTGCCAGTGCTTGACGTTGAGATGTGCCAGATCGAGCATCGGTGGTTCAGCCGTCATAAATCCGGTTCGGTTGGTGTAAAAAGTTATCAACGGGATCCGTTTTGCTGTTGTCTCCCATTCTTCATGTACAAACCAAACGTTATCCCCTTTTTCATCTGCCTTTTTTCGGTATATACCGCAATAGCCCGGGCGTAATAATCGGATCTGAATGACTTCCTTTTCTCCCCACTCGCCATCCTCTTCAGTGATGACCTCTTTAATGCGCAATTCTGTAAGAACCTCTGCGCCGCCTTTTTTCTCAGACTTCCAACCGATCACCTGGCGCGGACTAATAATTACGGCGTAAGGACGCGCACCGCTGGCTTTTTCCTCGGCTACAGTTTTTGCCCCTTGGGTCTTCGGGTAATCCACCAGCGCGTGGATCAATCCGTAACGTTCCCCCAAAGCGAAAAACTGTTGGGCCCAAACGTCAAGCTGGTTACCGGCCATATCAAAATCGTGAGCATAGGCTTTGATTGGCTCTGGTGTTTCATCACTGAGCACCGAAGGTTCGCTGAACACCCGGCCTACGTGGTTGATGATGGTTTCCTTAAGCACGGGTAACAACGTTGCCACCGCCAGGCGGCATTTATGATCCTCTGCCTCCTCATTAGGCCAGCGAGGCATGTATGTTTCGCCAGCGTTCCTCATGGCTTTGGTTCCGCCCATCAAGGCATCTACCAAATCCCAATCAGCTTCCATTGCGGTAACGGCTTTGAGCGGAGTTGAAATATCGGCCATGGTTTACATCCGTAGTTTGGTAACTTTGCCTTGCGGCTTGATAATTGGGAACTGCTTGATGATGTAATATCCGCCGCCATCGTTGGCGTGGTCTTTACCAGACTTTTTATCCGGTTCGCCTGTTTTTTCATCCCAAACTTGCTGCTCCAAGCATTCGGTATAAACCGGGCAGCGTTTCACGTTAACCAAATAGCGGCGTTCGCCCTTGGAATTGCAAAACATGGCGTTTACGGAGTTGATCCGGTCTTTAACGGGCGGATTGGCATCGTTGACCACCACGTTGAATCCGGCCTGCTTAAGCTGGGCGATATCGGTCGTGCTGGCGTTGCTGGATTTACGAGAATCACCGGAAGCATCCGGATAAATATAAATTTCCCGCACCTTGCGGTAGCTGTTGCCGTCATAGAGCCAAAAGCGCTCTTTGATGATGCGAATTATGTCGGGGGTGTCATAGGCGTTGATGATTTCCGTTACAGCTCGTGGCAGGCCATCACGCAGAACGTGGACGATACCGACCATCTTTCCAACGTTGAAATCCATCCCGATATAGAGTGGTTCACCTGGCTGCTCCTCGTCGCTACAGTCGTTTTTCTTGCGATCAAACTGATGATAAATCGTGCCGCTCGTCAGGTTAGTAAACCGGCCACGAAGGTATGCCGTGATTAATGGCCCTGGGTATGAGGCAAGCAGCGACGGGATATAGTCAGCAGGCAGATTTTTTTCATTATCGTAGGTGCTGGCGTGGATCAGGCCATAAAGCGAAGTCAGCTCTGGCTTATCCCGCACTTCTTTAACGAATTGCTGCCATACAAACTTAAAACCTTCTGGCGTGGTGGTTACCGAAATCCCGTTGAGTAACCCGTCCACGTTGTAACGCATACGCGCAATGATCTTCCGCCATGCCACCGTGGCCTTTTCAGACTTCATGACGTCCATTTCATCCACCAGCGCATTACCGATCTTGAAACCGACAATCGTTGAGGGCTTTTCCATAGAACGGCATATCGTGGTGCCTCGGTACTGACGGCCCGAATAGAAATGCACCTCTTTGTTGCTCTCGTTGAGGCGTAATTTCAAACCCCAATCAAAAGCCACTTCCTCGATCGTCGGGTAAAAAATATCCCTGATCTGAGGATATGTAGGAGCAAAGTACCCCTGGTTTATTTTGGGATGTTCCCAGTAGTGTTTGCACATCGCTGCGCAACCGGCCCACGTCTTGCCGCTGCCAAAACCGGCCACGTAAGCCTTAAATTTATGCGGCATAGTTAAAAAACGAGCCTGAGGAATATTAAGCGTCGGGTTCATCAGTATCGCCTCGCGCATCAACAACATTGATGTTTATTGCCACCGGCTGCGGTTCGTCGTTATCGTCACCAATTTCAGCAGCTAGCTTGGCATTAACCAGACGTTGGTTTTCTATCTGCAACTGCTGCAATTTCTCTGCACGTCGGAATGTCAGAAGTTGCAGCAGTTGTGCCCGTGCAGCCTTTTTATCTTCGGTCAGGATCTCAATACCGAATTTGCTCTCTTTCACACCAGCAAAGTACTGAAGGGCGTGACCTTGTAGATCACGCGTATCAGCAAAGAAAGTTTCTCCCACACCTTCACCATTGCAGCGAGGACAATCAGGGTTAGGGTCCGCGTTTTCGACAAATCCCAAGCCGCCGTATTGAGGTTTGGGCTTGTTTTCTGCCGTCGCCTTCGCATCAGCGCTATCGAATTCGTTGATATCTATCCACTGGTAGAAAAAATTCTCTCCCCAACAGTGGCGACAGTTAACTCGGCGGAATTGAGACAACTCTCGTGGGTCAGCGTTGATGATGGCAACAAGTTGATCGATCAGGTCGTCCAGGTCGGCCTGATAGCGCTTCGAAGCTTTCTTTTCGAGGTCACGAATGGCACGGCTGACCTTATCGTTTCTGTACAGGCGACTGGCCCCTACATACGCCGTATTGCCCTCGCCTTCGAACCCGGCACGTCTGTATGCTTCGACTCTGCTTTTGGTGATAACGAACCAGTGGGCAAACCAGGCCTGTTGCAGCGTTATCCCATAATCATCAGGGTCTATCGATAAATCCGTGTCGCTATTTTCTTGATCCGACCTCGTCCGTTTTTCCGACCGTGAAGCCTTTGGTTCGACCGTCCGACCATTTTTGTTTTGGTCGGTTTTTTGGGTCGGAGTTTTGGACGGTTTTTTTTTACGCTCCCATCCGTACTTCTTCGCCATGTCGATTAACGTGGTTTTCGCTATACCGTGCTTTTTTGCCACATCTTGGATTGAGAGCAGACCAGCACAATAATCACGTTTCAGTTCGCCCCCATCCAATTTGCTCATGCGGCTTACTCACTTCGGTTTTAAATGCTCCAACAAGAAAATCATGGCTCGCGTGTCGCCTTTCTTGGCCTTGATGTAAAGTGCGTTCGACAAGTCTGCAATCCCCTTGGCTTTCCCCCTGCGTATTGCCTGCCGGTAAGTGGCGATCGCTTTCATGTCTGTCCGCGTCTTTTCAATGTCGATATCCAATGCGTCGGCTATTTGCTGCTCCGACAATCCACGCCCGGCCAATGCCTCGATTTTGTCGAGCGTCGGCTTATCCATAGCTACACCCTCTTGGGATATGGCTTATGGCGAACGATGAGGATTTTTTTCATTTTCTTGTCGAGGGGCATCAGGTATTTGTGTTTCCCTGACGTTTTAAATTCTTGCGCGTTTGGATCCAGGTGCTGACGAACGGCATCAATGCTTTGCTTTACGCCCTTTGCCGCCACGCTGCGCGGATGGACTTTTTTACCTTTGACGATGAATGCGCCCAGCGTTCCTGCACCGACCAGACCTTCATAAATCCAGTTGGTCGCCTGGTAGATGCCACCGTGGTGATTTTGGTCTTTGTCCGCGTAGGAGACTATCAGTCGCAGGCCCGGACAAACAGCCGTCAGGAATTTAATCGCCTTTGCCAAAATCTGGCTGACTGGCGATTTATGATCCCTGAGTGCTACGCGGGTCAGTTCGCAGACTTGGTCCTGCTTCAGGCTGTACGGTTGGCCTATATGGTTATTGGCGCCACGGCTAAAAATCACCACGCCAATAAACTGATCATTTTCCCAAGCACCGACCTTTACCAGCTTTCCGACCGGTACTGCCTTGGCGTAGTGCCAATTCAGGCAAGCGTGAGCGGCTGCTTTGTGGGTTGCCCAATCCACGGTGAGAACAGTCATAAGACACCCCCGCAGTGTGGACACAGCTTTTCTTCCAGTTGGTCGAGCTTTCCTTGGTCGCCTTCATCACCCGGTGAAAAATCGACGTTCAGCATGTTGTCGATCTCTTCTGCGCTGAATCCGGTCAGGGTAAGATCGAATCCTTCCGCCAGCAGATCACCCAATTCCATTGTCAGCAGGTCAATATCCCAACCGGCATCCAGAGGTAATTTGTTATCCGCCAGGCGGTAAGCTTTTTTTTCTGCATCCGTCAGACCAAACAACGTGATCGTGGGTACCGGATCAAAACCGATTTTTTCCGCAGCCAGTAATCTACCGTGGCCGGCGATCACCTGCCCAGATTCATCGAGCAGGATCGGATTGGTCCATCCGTACTTTTTTATGCTCCCGATTATTTTTTCTACCTGCTCCGTCGAGTGGGTTCTCGCGTTTTTCGCATAAATCATCATCGAATTGAGTGATTTATAAACGATTGCAAGTTTTTCCTGTTTTTTTACTGTGGTCATTTGCGAGGATCCAATACTATGGCCCTGCTTGTACAAGCAAGTGGGCCTTGGTTCGTACTCATGACCTCCGTGTGGGTATGAATGATCGTCAGTAGCTCCAACTACTGGCGGTCGCCCACCTTCCAAATAGAATTTTCTGCTAGCCTCTTCGATACCAGCCCCGAGAATTTTTTAATCACCACTATTGAAAACAGATCGTTTGTGCTGAATTCCCGCTCGGCCAACTAAAAAATGCAGAAGAAAATAAAAAGCCACTGGCAACCAGTGCCAGTGTGGGCCGGTAGGTGTTGCTGATGGCTTTGTTTGCGCATTACGCAGCAGCCTCGAAAAGCTGCTCTGTAATGCTATTAACTGGTAATATTTCCTTTTTAATGCCCAGCAGAAAAGGAGTTACCATGACCCCACAGATGAAATCTCTAGCGGAACAACTTGTAGGATGTTGCTACGCAATTGAAAAATCGAAAAAAACCGATAAAAAAGAAAGCCTCTCTCATGAAATTACAAGGCTAATGCAGGAGCTTGCTAAACTTGGCGTAACGGTGATCCCTCCATCATCATTCAACGGTGATTATGAATTTATCTGGAAAAACGAGGTGCTGCGACTGGGTGCATCTGATTTGACTGCGGATCTAGCAAGCCTCCGATATCCTTGCTGAGATAGTATTATCGGTGGCGCTTATTGAATGCCACCGATAATGTTTAAAAACCGCCCGATGCGGCTACTCTAGCTTGGCTTTTCTTTCTTTCTTCTTTGCTTCTGCTAACTCAAAAATTTTTCTTGTTCTTCTATTTCTTTCTTCTCGCTCAACGTACCAATCCTTGATCAGTACCTCAATTAGTTCAATAAGCAGCTCTGCCTCTTCGGGCTCAACATCAACAATTAGGTTGATGTCTTTTTCCATATGCGCGCCAATGTTACCAATACTTCGAATTGAGTCTATAGCTTGCCATGTCCCATGGTCTACTTTTCCCTCAATTGCATTTATTTCATCAACTAACCTACCAGCCTTAACACCCCAGAAATCTCTAATCATCCCTTGCAAACACCGTCTTGAAAGTGTTGCAGATGCTTTGGGGGATAAGCTGCAGATCAGTGCTGCTTCCTTATAATCACCAATAATTGCTTTAGGAATGTAGTCCGGAAAAACCTTCACGGCAGCTTGAGGTCTCAGTTTCCACGATTCCAGTTCTTCTTTCGCAACCCAATTAAAATCCTCATTCTCAATTGTTGAAAGCCTAGAATGAATCACAATTTCTTTACATTCTTCATTGGGACACAGAGCTATTAAAGAGTGTAACTGGATATTCCCATACTTAGTATCAGCCGTAAAAATTAACTTATCACTTTTTGCAGTGACTGCATTCGACGTTGCTATTTGCCCACAATATGGGCAGGTCCAGGATGCCATTTTTATTCCTCAATGAATGTGTGACATCTTACTTTAACACTAATTTTTAAGCTAATAACCATCTACTTGCGCAGTCGTCCCCCCCTCCTCTTTCACTCTTTCGTTAAGCCAAAACGCCAGGCGTTCAGCGTTCCCACCTGCCCGGAGCACATTTGTAATGCGGCTTGAAGTGCCAGCGTGTAGCTGACTGCATCCCCCCATGTCGTTCCCTGCAGCACGGGATGCACACAGGGAGTGAAGACTGTTTCAGGGGGCAGTAGGACCAGCGGCTGCGGTACCGGATTTTGTGTCCGGCTGCAGGAGCTCAATAACAGCGCCAGGCATATCGCGCTTGGCGCAATCATCATCTTTAATCGCATCCCGGAGTTTCCTTTCGTTAGCGGTGGCCTGCTGGCGCAGCTGCTGTTCATTCTGCAACTGGGCGGCAATCAGTGCACGGTTGCTAGCGTCACTTGCCTGCATTACGCCAATCAATGCAGTTTGCTGTTCCAGTATCTTTCCCTGGTTCTTTACCGTTTCCTGCGCCAAATCCAACCGGCTAGATAATGTCGCGCCGTTGAGTACCAGAATAATGGTGGTAACCAACAGACCTAACAGCGCGGCATTTCTCCAACTCGTTAGCCAGTTCATGCCAGCGCCTTGCGGGCGATTTCAAACCGCGCTTTCCGGTCATCGATACCGTTCAGGCCGCCGTTGATCACCTTCGTGACCGCCACGACATCTGCACCGAACTGTCCGCATTTGTTGGCAGACCAGAACCACCCGGCGGCGCGCATTGCATACTCGTCACGCTCAAGCAGCTCGGGTACCAGCACAAAGTCAGCTTTCAATGCAGCACTGCAGGCGCGGTAATTATCCAGCCCGGTAATCTGCGGAATTCCGCGCCCGCGGTATTTCCAACCATCCCCTGCAGCTTTGTTACCCATGCGGCCTGAATAAACGAGATTGGCGATCGCAGCCTGCCGGTTGACCGGTACCACACTTTCCCCGCGCTGACGCCCCAGCATCGCGCACTGGTCTTTCGATAGGCGTTTACCGAACGTGGATTGAAGGCCCGCAACGCTGTAGTTGAACGACTCCACCACTTGTGTGAAACCGGCAGACTCATGGCCGAACTGGGCGATAAACATTGTCTGGTCTACAGCTGATGTGATGCCGAACTCTTTAAAAGTGGCTTCAATATGCGGAAACCAGCGCGCAGCTAACCCGGCGCCAATGTTGGCCGCCTGTTGGAATTGGTCTTTTGTCATGGGATTACCTTGGTTTTACCTTGAACAACTGCACCACATTGCCCTTGGCCCTCAACACAAGCAGACAGAGCACGATATTAATAAACAGCTCGGCTGGATCCGTGGTTCCTTCGTATGCACCCAGCACAATACGGATCGCTACTGAGCCGGTAGCAAACATCAGCCCCCAGGCTAGATATGCACCCCAGCGAACATACTCGGTACCGTTTCGACGGAATGAGAACAGGCGGATAAAAATCACTGCGCAGACGGCAGCATTGATTAACGTTTCGGGATCATGAGTCACCATCGCCGCCCCCTCTTTTCCTCAGGAATCCTCCACCGCTGTTGATCATCATCAACAGGCGAATGACACAGCCAGCGGCAAGTAATGCGCCCGCTGCATCCGCGCCCCGGTCGTAACCGGCAGGAAGGAAATCAACAATCCACGCAGCTGCGGGCTTATACATCGTCAACCCAGCCGTGAAGCTCCCGATCGCCAGGATGAGGCGGGAACGAATGCCATACTCTGAGGCAGAAACAACAAACAGGATCGCGCCCGCAAAAGCACCCAACACGACATCAGCTGGTAACCCAGCAAAAAACGTCATGACCGCAACACCCGTTACCGCACCGCCCGCCACCGTTGTGGTAGTAGTCACAGGCTCTGCCAT